CGTCTCATCTTTATGGCAAACGCCGCAATATTCATTTGATTGGTAGGACATTTTTTAATAATTCGTTGTTTGAGTTTATACTTTTATTAAAAAGGTAAAAAAGGATTTCAATTTTTTGTTAAGTATGCGTTTCCATCATTATGAATAACACCATGTTGTCCTTTTAGGACACTAAAAATACATGAATTATGATTCAGGGAAAGGGTTTGCCATATATTATATACAAAATATAATATCTAGATTACAACAAAAACAAGACACACAAATATTACTTACTATTTGATTCGCCCAAATTGAAATTCAATACACTTTCATTATATGTTTTGGTTTCTTCTTCTGTAGTTGCTTCACGAGACTCAAAATCAACCGTTTCTTTGACACCCACTAAATTACCATTATCATCAATGGTCTGGGTTAGTTTATTACCACTCAACTCAGCTTTCTTCAAATTGTCTTCAATCGCTTTTTTCTTCGCCTCTTTAACACGCAACTCAAACGCCTCTTTCGCTCTTTGTTCATTTTTCATCTTCTCATGATGAAGTTGATTTAATTCATCCTCCATAAATTCAACGCGTCCGGTCTTATAGGCATCTGGATCCCAAGGCAACCAAACACCTACTGGCCCTACTAAAATATCATGATTCGGATCCATGTCACGTAGCTTTTTACATTTCATTTCTGCCTCTTCTTGGGTTGGAAATACACCGCGTACTTTTAATCCACGAACCGATGTCTGAAATTCATTCGATTTCTGAAATTTATAAGTGAGTTGTTCTTCGTTTTTATCCAAGAAATTCTTGTAATCGTCCTCGGCACCTAATTCACGTATTTTAGGACCTTCTTCTTCAATAAAATCAGTATAATCCTTTATGACATTCTCTACGTTCAAACTGTATTTAAAGGATATAAAATGGATGAAATCAAAAAATTTGTCCATCGACTTCTTGAAATCCCATTGTTTTAGGAATTCTTCAAACATAAACATTTCTCTCTGTTTTATCAATTTTTCTGGAGAAACAAATGACAAACAAACAAATTTTTGTCCAGCAATCGGTTGGTCTTCGTCACATAAATCGATATATTTAGGATTAATTTGTCCATTCTCTAAAATCTTTCTTTCTACTCCAGACATTATATTGATAAATAATACACTCTTGTTTAAGTATTTTTTCTTATATTATATTATAATATGTACAATTTCGATATCTCCGAATTAGTAAAACGCGCCATTAAATATGTGATTGAAGGTATTATTGTCGCTCTCGCAGCATACGTTATCCCAAAGAAATCGCTGAATGTTGAAGAAGTGGTCGTAATTGCTTTAACTGCCGCAGCTACCTTCAGTGTTCTCGATGTTTTTATTCCTAGCATGGGTCTTGGAGCTCGTTCAGGAGCATCTCTAGCAATTGGTGCTGGTCTTGCTGGTGGACTTCCCATTGCTCCTATGTAAACACCTGATCTAATTACATTCTAAATCACTGCTACTATATGAATGTAATTAGGTATTCCGATATTTATTTTTTGACATCCTCTTCAATCACCTTTACAATTTCGGTCTTTAGGTCAGAAAGAGTATCCTTTACGACCCCTTCTATGGTGGCGTCGGTCTCTCTCAATCGTTCCGAAATCGTATCATTCGCTTGTTTGACCCCCTCCTTCACAATGGTGTCGGCGTCTCTCATTCGATCCAGAATATAATTCTTCTTTTTGACCCCCTCTTCTATCATTTTGACCATTTCTGTTGTTCTGTCAAACATAGTATTGTTTGTGACCTCCTCTGTTACAGTAGTTATCGTTTGTTTGATTTCATTATTCATATCCGTCAAAATAACGTTTTCTAAATCTTCTTTTGTGTGATTTATGAGTTGGTTCATTAAATGTTGATTTATGTTACAGGACAAATCCAATACGATATTAGAGGAAGAATCCAATAAATCGGGTAGGATATGTTCTAGAGGGTCTTCTACGGATTGTTTACTACATTTCCAAGAATTAAAAAATATATCTGTCCATTTCATCTATATAGTGACATTATATTTTTCATACAAGAGAACTACCGCCAAGAAAATTCCAAAGAAATTCTTTGAAAATAAATCCAAAATATTGTAAAATGCGTTTTTATAATTATAAGACAATAAGGCGGATACTCCATACAGTCCCCATACAGTAATAAAATACAGAAACGTGGTTCTCCCCAGGATTGTATATTTCGCATAGTTGTCATAAATCAAATAAAACATGCCAAAAAAAGGAAGAAATCCCAATAAGGTTCCAAGATGGGTAGATAATTTACCCATTTCAGACAAATATCCAAACATTAACATCAGCGTATTTAATACAAAAATCGGAACTAATACTGGGGTATTCTTTACGACAATCTTGAAAAATGAATCCGTGTCTCTAGTTCTCTGATGATACAAATACATACAATAAGTAAATAACATGGTGGGTGTAGTAAACACCCAATCGTAGTATCTGAAAGGAGTTATATTTCCTATTTTCGCAAAGTTTCTTACAAGCCAAATATAAAAACTCCCTTCAATGACTTGAACGAATACTTCTAACCACAATAACGCTTTCAAAAATAAAAGCGACGATTTGAGTTTCAAAGACAATACATACATATCTAACAAAAGAGTAAACACCTGAACATATAATGAGATTTTACCTGTTTTATAAATAATATTCATATATAATAAATAAACATAAAAAAACCGTTGTAAAAAGTAGTATAATGTCTTGCGGTATTTATATTGTAAATTATAAAGACGAAGAACGACGCAAAAAAATGTCACACAGAGTAAAGGCGGTTGGATTGGACGCGCATTTTGTAAATCCCGTATCGATAGAAGACCCGCGGATTAAAAACCAACCGATTTCCATGTTTGAAAAGAGAAATTGGTCTATTTTCTTTCAACACGTAGATAGTATGCGCGAGTTTATTGAAAAAACGACCTACGATTATTGTATTATTTGTGAAGATGATGTTCTCTTATCACGGAGTCTAAAAGAAGGAATTCCTGAAATAATATCGATCTATAACGAAACGAAATTAGATATTTTATTACTTAGTTATCTATGGCCTTTTCACGTGATTGAAAACAACTATTTTCCTGTATTACATAAAACGGATAAATGGAAGGTTCATGGATACCCAAATGATTTATGGGGGGCACATATGTATTTTATGTCAAGAAAACACGCGGAAGTTCTCGTAAAAAGATATACGGTAGAATATGCGTTGTTACAAAAAGATATGCCGTTTTGTACCGATTGGCAATTTACTAAATTTGGACATCGCGGGCTCATTGTACCTATGGTTGGATTAGAAGAAGGAGAAGTGAAAACCGACCATCAAGGTCAGATTGATTTCCACCGGTCTGTTTTTCAGTTTCATTATAACGCCGATAAATTTGTCTAATAGAATTCCTTTATGACAGGTTGTATCGAATGCTAAAAAATAATATACAAATATGCCGATGAATATATTTGTGTATAAAAATAAGATATTTCACTGGTATAATTTATTTCCTGGCCAAGGACGCATATTGGAATTCATTCGTTTCTAAATCTTCATGGGTAGATTGTTGGAGAACAAACGGGAGTGGGAGAAATATATTAAGTAAATGTATACATGAAATTAGAATGGTTAAGAAAACCAAGTTATACAGATTTGACAAAATATATTCGTTCTTATAACTTTCCAAATTTTATAAGGAAGGATGAGGAAAACCTTACAATATTGAAAGCAATCGATGCTATTAAAGATGGAGCACCTCAAAATTTAGCAATCGAGGTATTTTTACAGAATAAGTTTACGAATACCATCGGTTCTCCAGATCTTTTGAAAACTACGATTAAAAATCGATTTAATGAGAAAGTGAAGAACAATCAATTAATCCTACTTGAATACACCCGAATAAAGAGTCGAGCGGGTGATATATATTTCGATAATGTTCATTATGACTACTATATACCAGATTGTGGACCGTCGTATGCTTCTGGAAATGGCAAAACTCCAGTAGTACAAAAAGCAGGTGGTTCTAACCCAGAGGCTCTATATTCGTTAGGAAATATAATGGATACAGGCCCGAGTAGTACGAATAAGATAAATCTATTTTGTGATCAACAAAACTATGACATTCCTGGAGATGTATTTTCAGCTCTGGGATATACGGGATGTGAAATGACAAAAGTCGTCGACAAAACCCCGGCGGCTTTCACAATAAAATTGACACACGATGGTTCTACAGAAACGATCGATCTAGCTGGCTTCAAACAATATACGGTTGGAAATAAACAGAAAAAAGGTTTATTGAACAAGTCGATAGGTGGATTGGAAAAGAAAAAGTTATTGTATTTCAAATCGTTAGGGGATACCATGATTGTTTTTTATTGGTTATGGGCAGCTCGTACGGCGAATGCTAAAAAAGAAACGGTCGCTTTAGTTACCTGCGATTCAGTGGTGGCTCTTCAATCGGATATATTTTCACAACTCCCAGAAAATAACAATGCTCATTGGCTTTTAAATTATACCGAAAAAGGCGAAAAGCATATTTCTTATGTTTATTATAAAGGGAGCCCTCCCGATTATAAGAAATTATTTGACGCCGAACAAAAAAAAATAATAAATAGTTATACACAAGAAATCAAAAAGTTTGAAGGGATATTGAAAGATGAAAGAAAGGATTTTACGATTGGAACTGGTAATCTTCGTGATCTACCTGGAGCTATAGTTATGATAGAAGACATGAAAGAAAGATTAGAAGAAGAACAAGCCAAAGCGTTGAGTATAATCAACCGTAATAATGAGGAGAGTTATACCACATTAAAATCATATACACTTTTACCTCTTATAAAAAGTGAAAGTAGGGGTATATATACTCTGATTCGTTCCCGATTTAAATTGAATGCTGCCGATACCGAGTTCATATATGGCAATATCAAACAGAATGTAGACAAAATGATTTCGGAACTTAAAATAAAACAGCAGTCGTCGGGCGGAAGGAATGGAGAATACTTTTTGGGAGAACATTTTGTGGGAGAACACTTTTTGACGACGTTACCATCAAACCGATCTCCGGAGGACGAAGCCGTCTATCAATTAAACGTATTCATTCAAACCATATTCAATAAGTTATTGGAAAAAGAAGTTCGCAATAAAGGACAACTCTTACTCTTACGCAAATATGCCGAAGAGATATCATTATATAAAATGGACGAGGAGGGTAGTTTGTATGATATGCTAACCTATGAATTTCATCGTAAACCAGATTACAGTAAAGAAAATATCGAACAACTGTGTAAACCAATTGTCACAAATGTGATATATTCTTCTTTAACACTTATATCGAAACATTTAATTGAGAATGTAGTAATTGAGCATGAAACAAAAAAGAGGAAGGCAGAGACAGATATATATCCTTCTCCGAAACCACTCAAAGAAGTTTCGCCTAGAACCGCTTCCTCCCCCACATTCGGGGTTCATGGTGGTTCCACCCAGAAAAAACGTAATGGGAGTGGTTCCACTCATAAAAAACGTAATGGTAAGAGAACCCTTCGTAACAAAACACCACGTATCATACGCATTCATAATAAAACCAAAAAAAAGATGATTTACTAAACTCAAATCCCCCCATACACAGACGTCATATAGTGAACCCTTTATGACATGATCGATTTATCCGTGTGTAAAAACGAGTTAAAAAAATACTATTCTATCATATATGATAGTATTTTTATTTTTATTGCCATATTTTTTCTCACCTTTTTGTAAAATCGAAAGGAGAACAAATACCATTCCGAATTTTTTAATCCCCAAACCTTTTACTTTTCCAAATGGAAACCGACCCAATATTAGCGACGCAACTACCTATGAAAATTTCACAGATATAAATGAAACCGAATATTTTATGATGATAGATGAACTCATTCTATATTCTTTGTTGAATACTTCAAAAAACGAAATTTCTTACTCGTTTACAAATTCAAACGTCACAAAATGGGAAGTTATGATGAAATTCGGAGGACCCGAATAACCCACACCACGCACCCCACCCCCAAGAAAAAATGGGATTATACTGTCGGGAAAAACTCCCAATCTAATTCCATACATACTTTCTTCCAAATCATATCTTGGTCTAACTGTTTTTCACGATCTTTCATCATCGGAATATACGGCAAATACTGGGTTTGGTCTAAAAGGACACATAATTGGAAAAGCGTATACGTATAATTGAAAAAATTCCGGCGATTTGGCGGGCAATGAAGAGCCCATGGTTGCTGAATCTCAATAAAAAGAACACATAATGTTTCGTGTAATTCCTCGCTCATGATAGGCGGTTTTACGCCAAAAATAGAATTAATATATTGAATATGTTCAAAATATTTATTTAATCCTAATTTCCTCAAAATATCGCGCATTTTATCATACGTAATTTCTTTAAAATCTTTGATTCGCTCTTTTTTAATCCGGTCCTTGATGGCCTGTATGACCTCTTCCGGGATTTGCGTCGTCTCTTTCGCCTGAAATTGCGACAAGATTTCTTTGAAATGATTTAACCGAATATAGGCGGTGTAAGACACTTCATTCGGAGGCTCTTTATTCGTCGGTTTCGCCGAATCTACTATATAGGATATGAACTTTCCACACGAAGGATGGTTACATATCAGAATGCCTTCTTCGTCCTGAGGAATCATTTCGCCTATATGACACGATTCACATATATCGGAAGAGACGACATAATCTTGGATATTTACATAATCATTTGTGACATTTCTCCAATAAGCTTGATACGTTTTTCGCGATTGATTGTATTTTTCGGATTGCGGATTGGCCTTTTCGGGATCTTTTGTTTTTATTTTGAAAAAAGAATGGAGAACATTTGTATTCCCCCCTCCAGAAGAAATCTCTTTTTTCTGTTCAAAATAATTGAATACATATTTGGAATTGTTCAAATAATAATCCCTCTCTTCTTTTAATAAAGAACGGACATCCTGCTGCTTTTTCCGGATAGAATCTTTCGTATCCATATAATTGTCAATATTCTTTTTTGACGCTTTTAATTTCGTTTTGAGAACCTCTATTTCCTCACGTAACTTAGGTAGAATTTCATTGTAATTTTTAGCGAATTGAGCGACGAACTCGGAGTGTTTTTCGTCAATGGTTTTTACCGTTTTCATCTTTTATATACATAGTTTTCCATTGTTTATATTTATTTTTCCGAAATTCGTTAAACATTTTTCTTTAAAACCAACCTATTATTTATATGGAATCCACCGAAGAAATCAAAGTCAGCAGAAAGAATTTTCAAAAAATGCTTTTTTTAACAAACGCAATAGAAAAAGGATGGTCGGTCAAAAAAACGGATTTGTCATATATATTTCGCAAGAAAATGGAGAACAAGAAAGAAGTGTTTCGTTCTGACTATTTAGAAAAATTCATTGATTCTAATTTGGACATAAATCTTTTATTGAAATAAAGTATATGTCTTTCATTTTGGCCCTCTTCTTTTTGACAGTGTATAGCGATTCTCAATGTCCGACCCCTGTCTTACAAGAAGACCGGCGGCTGAATACCGAATCTTTTCGGTTTGTCCAATTCAATACGGAATGGCTGTTCATTGACTATTGTTCATCCTCGGATTGTCCTGGTAAAGGATGCCCTTGGGAGAACTTGACAGAAGCGCAGACGCATTTAGAATATATCAAGGATGTGATTCATCTATTAGACCCCGATATCATAAACATTTGTGAAGTAGAAGGATGCGATGAATTGAGTCTATTAGTAGAGAACTACCCCGAATATATTCCCTATTTGATAAAAGGGACGGATAGTAGTACTGGACAAAACGTAGGTATGCTTACGAAAATAGACCCTGTACGATCATTATATCGGACGGAAGAACGGGTGACCTATCCCATACCGGATTCTACCTGTGGATATATGGGGACACCGACCACATCTGGAGTGAGCAAACATTATATTACGGAGATTGTCATAAATAATATATATATCGCGGTGATTGGCGCTCATCTAATCGCATACCCGACGGATGTGGAACGATGCGCCCAACGAGAAGCCCAAGCACAAGTCTTACAAAATGTCATTCTAACCTACATCAAATATGGATACGAAATTATTGTTTCGGGTGATCTGAATGATTTTGACGGGGTGACTCTGGATGCCAATGAGAATCGCCCTTTATCTTCTGTATTGGAAATTGTCAAAGGAAATGCGGGTCTATATAATCAAACCTATCAACTCTATTCGGTTTCTAATTATATAGAACAATCGGGGATATATAGTGATTGGTGGGACAAAAACGGGGATTGTATATCTGTTTCAACCGAGTTCTCTATGATTGATCATATTTTAGTATCCAAATTTCTTTATGACAATGTAAAACAGGCGTTTGTATATCAAAAATATCCTGAATATTGTGGGACATATAACTCCGACCATTATCCGGTAGTAGTGGATTTTGTGATTTTTTGATACGAATTCAAAAGGGGGTGTAGGTAATAATGGAACGGCAATGGGTCATAAAGGAATCATGTGCTGTGGGGGCCGAAGGCCCCCGGGGGGTCCCCCCCCCGCCCGAAACCCCCGGACGAATCCCCGGACAAATCCCCGGACGAATCCCCGGTCGAATCCCCGGACAAATCCCCGCAGAAACCCCCAGAAACCCCGCAAAAACCCGCCCCGAAAACCCCAAAAAAAAATTTTTCCCCCACAGATGGTGACCCACACACCACCACCCCCGAGCATTATTCCTTTATGACAATAAAAAAACCCATTCTTTGATGTACCTGTAGTGAACAGTGAAAAATAAAAAAAGGATGTTCTCCTCTTTTTATTTTTTTGGTTTGGTTTTCTAATAGATGTCATTTGTTAGGTCATCAAATGAAATATTGTATTGTTCTGCGATTTTGTTCATTCGTAATGGATGGAACACGTATGCTGCTAGTTCTTCAGCGAATGGTGACATTGTTTGTTTCATGGCATCATAATCCAAATCACAAATAATTTCCATAATATTTGGGTTTTGTGATAACATATCCAAATCGATTTTGTCTAGGTTGTTTTTAAGTAGATGGACTGCGCTTGGATTGGTGGATAGCCAATACCAATGTATTTTGTCTGGATTCTTTTCCAATATATGCATCGCATTTGGGTTTGTTGATACCATACACCAATCTACTTTATCTAGATTTTGTTCCAATAAATCAGTCGCATTTGGGTTCTTTGTTTGGATTTAGGGTTATCGCATTCCAATCTACTTTATCTTGGTTCTCTTTCAAGATAGGAATGAGTTTTGGATGGGTGGATAACCAAAACCAATCAAGTTTGTCAACATACTCCGATTTTATTACAGGTAAATATTTTGGTGATTGCATCTTTCAATTGTTACGTTGTGATTCGTTTATTATATCATTTTGTAAATGGTGAAAAAAGGATTTCAAATTTATATTTGTTCATACAAAATAATGGTAAGCTAAAAAAATTGATTCAAAATAACATATACAGTTTGTAAGCAAATATAATATCAAGAATTTCAAAAATGAACTGCATTCGACGTAATTACTTTTATTACACTTATGTTTGGATTATGATTTTATTTGCATCGATTTATTTAATTACATTTTATTTGGCGGTAGGTAATGATGATAATTTAAAAACTGCAGGATGGTATTGTTTACTCTCTGGAATTGGTGGTATGTTTTTCAATATTACTACTTGTTTCTATTATAGACGATTTCATTATAGTCTATATGACGAAAACCATCAAAATACACAAGCCATTTTACCAATAGCAAATACAGAGATTGTTCATAATAATAATACAAAAATATTGTGTAGTATTATTTATACCGAAGAATTCATACAACCCTATGATACAAATATACAAAATAAAGAATTACCGGTAGCTTTACAAGTTGTATAATATAGGATGTAAGCAGTATTATGTTAGGGTTAAGTTAGCATTTGACATACACATATAATAGTTTTGTATGATTAATCCTATATGAAATGCCACATGATCTAATTTATAAAACGGATTTACTAAAAATAACAATAATATTAAAATATTGGTCAATAAAAATGGTACAGCTATTTCAGTGATTGAATTTGAATAAACCAATAAAATATCATAGACAATAGGTATCATTGTATATATAGTATGATATTTTGAAAATATGGATTTATTTGTTTCGTAATCTATAAGTAATAAATCAAAAATATTGGCAATAGAAAAATAAAGAGAAAACATATGAAATATTCCAGATGTGAATAATACAAAAAATAAATGTTTATTATTATAATAACTTGTAGTTACAACTAAAAAACTTCTTATATTTATACATATTGCATCATTTACAAATAATAATATATTTTCTTTACTAGGCAATTCATATTCTGTTATTTTTTGTTGCTGCAATCGATTATAAATATCATTATGATATATGTAGGATGATACACTTAGTATGGTAATGCCAATCATATCAAACATATTTTTTTCATGGGGGCGATGTGAGTATATATAAAATGATACCGGAATGTTTATCCAATGTGAATAACTACATAACAAATGACATATAGTATCATTATTAATATTTATAAATTTTGTAATACTTTTATATAAAATTTTATTAATGATTAAAAACCAGTATAAATTTAATATATATAATCCATAACATGATACTAATAATATACCTGACAAATAATTATTTGAATGAGAATATTTTTGAAAAACAATTTCAAAAGAAGAATGGTTGTATAAAATC